ACGTGCGCCACACCTGGGCAAGCTGGCACGTTCAGGCAGGCACGCCGCTTAATCGGCTGATGGAATTAGGGGGATGGGCAAAGTATGAGCACGTTCTCCGGTATGCCCACCTCGCACCGGACCATCTGGCAGAGCACGCCAACATGGTCACAATCTGGGCACAACCGGATGCAGACAACGTGCAAACCCTTGCGGCATAAGGCTCTCGGAAAGCCTTAATTCGCTAGGGTCACGACAAGGAAGGATCGGGGTTAATGCAGTAACAGGTTGATTTTTAACACAAATGTCTCGCGCCGGTCAGCCTTGAGACAGTGCCACTTTGTAGGTTTTTCGGACCTTTTCGCCCTTTATTGTATAGATGTGGACGCACTTTGGTCACAGCCGCATCAGCTATCCTCCGACCATTACCGAATCTTGTTGTAGACTGCGGCCCTCCATCGCAAGCCACATCCGCCGTGAAAACGAAAACTCTCGAAGGCACCCTGCTCGACTATTGGGTATCGCGCGCCCTGCAAACACCCATCGATCGCAGCAAGCGGTTCGAGCCGGTGAGCGTAGACACCGCGCAATACTTCGACCCGCGAGACTATCCGGTCGGCAGCGGACCGGGCGTCGCGCCACCTTACTCGACAGATTGGGGCGTCGCCGGCGCAGTCATCGACCGCATGAGCGCGGGCCGAAATGGGATCTGTCTTACCGGATCGCTTGACGATGGATTCCAGGCAGATCACGCCGCGGGCGCGACACCACTCGTCGCGCTCATGCGGTCGTTCGTTGTCAGCGTGTTTGGAGCTGAGGTTCCGGGTCAGCTCGTCGCGGGAAGCGCAGCCGCATCGCCGGCTTCTCGATCACGAACCACGACACCAGCGTGAATGCCAGCGAGACGGCGAAGGTCGAGGCGACCATCATAAGCTTGGGATAGGCGAAGCCGCCAAAGAATGCCATCACCGGGTCATGGCCGCCGTATAGCATCACGTGGATTACGGGGTAGTGCCACAGATAGAAGCCGTAGGACACCCGGCCGAGCCCCGACAGCGGTGCGACATCCAGGCCACGAACCAGCAGCGACGACTGCGCAGACACCACGCGCGCGATCACCAGCGCTGCGGCGATCGCCGTGACAGCATAGCCGTGCGGATTCACCGCAAATCTAACCGCGTGCGGATTGAACAGCGCCACACACAGGTAAGCGGCACCGAGCGGCCAAAGATAGCCGACCTTTCGCAGCCAGTCGCGACTCATGAGCGCAAGCAATGCGCCGTAGATAAGCCCGTCCGTGTGGGTGTCGAAGCCCGAATAGATCCGCGCGAGTCGCACATGGTCGACGGAGAACAGCCAGTAGCGCCATGCGCATAACGTCAGCGCGATCGCCACCAGGCCGATCAGCGCGCGGCGCCGGTCGAGCTTCAGTAGACCCAGCAGAACGAGCGGCCACAAAAGATAGAACTGTTCTTCGATCGCCAGCGACCAGGTGTGCCCGGTCAGCGCGGCATCATAACCGCCGAATGCCCGAACCCAATTCATCACATAGAGAAGCGCTGGAAAGACTTCCAACGAGCCGCTCAGGCGTGGTTCGAAGAATGAGCAGTAGATCGCCACCGCTGCCAGCACACCGAACAGTGCCGGATAGAGGCGCCGGGCCCGTCGTCCGTAGAAGGCGGCAAGACTGATGCGGTGCTCGCGCGAATACTCTGCAGCCAGCAGGCGCGTAATCAGGAAGCCGCTCAGGACGAAGAACACATCGACGCCAATAAATCCGCCATCGACGCCAGCAAGACCGGTGTGGGATAGGAAGACTGCGAGAACCGACAGCGCGCGGAGCCCGTCTAGGCCTGCGATGCGGCCGGATTTGGGGTGAGTCATCGCCCGTATGCCGGGCATTATCCGGCTCGTATTACCAATGCGGGCGATTGTAACACTATGAAAGGATGGGGAAACTTGAGGTAAGGACCGGGTTTCCCCTTCATTTCAGCGGATGCGCACCGCGCTAATGGCGCCGCTAATTGTCATCGTTGAAGTGGAAAAGCTGGCGAACGACGGGCAATAGACCGTCCCCGACGAAGCCAGTTTCACATTGACCCATGGGCTGTTGATAGTCTGCTGCTGACCGTTCACGAACGAAGCCACCAATTGCGTGTTGGCGCCGAGTCCGCCATTTGTCGCCGACACAGTATTCACCGAGACGAATATTACCGACGTCACGGTGCTCGCGGCGGGCGTGAACAATGCCGAGCATTGAACCATCCAGTTCCCTGCAGTAAGCGGGACGGAGGTCGCGTTAAGCGTCGTTCCGGTAGTGGCCGAGGTCGGGCCGGTTGTGTTGCTAGCCGATTCCCCGATGCTGCCCGCAGCAGGGCTATCGTTCGTCGCGGTGCCCTTGATGCCGATCGAGCTTGTCGGATTGATCAGGCCAGTGGCGCCGAGCGTCGTGAACGATCCGGCCGCGCCGCTGATAGGCGAGTTCGTGATCGAAGCACCCGACAGGGTGACGCCTGAAATCGCACCGCCCGAAATGGTGGCGTTCGACGTCGAAATGCTGGTCGCGCTGGTGATCGAGCCACCGGTGATCGCGGCGCCGTTCGGCATCGTAACCAGGCCGGTCGAACGGGTGATGCTCAGTGGCGACGACAGGAACGAGCCGGCGTCGGAAAATCTCCCGATGACCAGATTGCTACCTGCGTTCGAACCGCTCTCTGCGACTCCGTCATTCTGGAACAGCCAGCGGGTGCTGCCATTGTTCTGCCAGACGACGCCGAGCTGCGTGGCCGCGGTCGGATACGAGAACGCAATGTTGCCGGTGAACGAGGCGCCGCTTGTGGCCGCGACTTTCGTCCAACCCGGCGGAGTGCTCGGACCGGTCGAGACGATCGCCTGACCTGCGGTCGAGCCAGCCGGGTTCAGGAGTTGGATGGGATTGAGCGTCGCGGCAAAGACCGTCGACGAGAGCGCGAACAGCGCAGCGATGAGAAGTCTTTTCATTTGAGCGGTTTCCAGTTGCAATTCTTGGCGCCAGCCTGGTCGTGTGCGAGGATCGCTTTCGCGGTCGCGTCAGACAGGACGTCGGTCTTGTCGAGATAGATCGGCTTGACCCAATCGCACGACGTATCGACGACACGGGTTTTGGTGATGACCTCGGGCGGCGGCGCCGTGACGGTCGGGCACGACTGGCACGCCGCCAGCGCAAACAACGCGCTACTTGCGAGTCCAATCCTGAAGTTCATTTCGCACCTCGTCGGTTGGTTTAGCGGCGATCGCGTTGTCGATGTCGGTGCGCGCTGCTGCGGCGTCACTGCCGGCCTTCTGAGCATCGGCATTAGCCTGCGTCTCGGCGACCTGTTGCGCGGCCACCTGCTGGGCGGCTTGAGCTTTGGCAGCGTCAGCTTCAGCGGATTTCGTTTTCGCCTGTTGGCTTCGAAAGGCGCCGAACAGAACACCGGCGACACCGGCGAGGCCGCCCAAGATCGCGCCAATGTGCGCGACGATGAATGCAACGATGATCGTCATACAGACACCTCTCCGCCGGCGGCCTGATAAGCCGCCTGCAAGTGCGCCAATTGGTTTTCGTGCTGGCCATATCCGGCGCCGGGAAGGCTGGCCCACACGTTGGCGCACTTCGACACGGCGAGCTCGATGCGTCCAGAGTCGATATAGGGCAACGCCCCATGCTCTTTCAATTGCTGGAGCGCATACCGATCCTGCGAAATCGGCGAGAAGTCGCGCAGAAACATTTGCGCCTTGTAGATGCGCCACCATCGATACAGGATCTGGTACCGCCCGGCCGCCGTCGAATGCAGCGCCGCATTCAACACGTTCGGATGGTCCGCGTAGCTTTTGAGCAGCAGCGGCTTGGCCGGGGTGCTGCCGACCAGAACGTTGTAGCCGTCGTCGCTCAGGGCGAGCAGTTGAGCGCCAATCTCGCTGAAAGCGATCATGTCAAGGAAGGCCACGCGATTCGCACCGCCAGCCGCCTGAGCGTCAATGCGGGCCATCGTCGCCGCCTTTCGGGTCGCGGCGGATCGCCGTGTAGCGCACGAAGATCATCAGCACGAATGCTGCCGTCGAGACGTAGCGTGCAGTGCCCTGCGGCAGCGCCGCCTTCAGATCTGGCGGCACCGCGTTCCATGCGTCGATCAGCGAAGGACCGAATGCAGTGATCGCCGCGAAAGCGCCGGCCGCGATTACGGTGCCGCGCTTGTGGAGCTGGCGCCAGTTATCTGCGAGAGTGATTTTCATCGTGCCCACCTCTTTGTATCGGCCCGATTGCCGGCGCTACTCAGGATTAGCTGCTGGGTCAGCGCGTCGATCTTGTTGTTCGTGTCCTTCACGTCCTGACCTATGCCGCGCAGCTGCTCTTTCACGTCCGTGCGCTGCTGGTCCAGTGACCGCTCTATCTGCGTGAAGTGAACTTCCTGCTGCTTGTCGTGCTCCTCGAGCGTGGACACGCGACCGACGAGCGTGTACCACATGACTACCGCGCCGCCGGCAATCAAGGCGAAGAACAGCGACTGAACGTTGACGTTCGTGTCGAGCCACCTAGCCTTGTGCGGAGCATCCATGCTTATGCCCCCCATCCGTTGAACCGAACACCTGTGTCCGTGTACCCGATCAGTTTCGGGTGCGTCGGAACAGCTTCGTTATCGAGCGTCCCGTAACCTTCGAACGTGATCTGGCGGATCTTGTCGCTCACCGATTCATTCACGAAAGTCGAGAGAATCGAGCAGAAGTGGAAGTTGAGGCCGCACGGGAAGCCGTTGTTACCGACCGCGTTGAAATACGCCCCAGTGCAACCGGACAGCCCGACGCCATCCGTGTTGTTTCCGACGAAGTGGCAGCGATGGAACGAGCAGCTGTCGACAAAGTGGAAATAGCCGGCATTCGCATTGATCGCGGTGAACGTGTCGAATCGGCAGTTGTAAAACGAGCTGAGCCACGTGTCGTTCGATACCGAATACACACCGTCCATCAGCAGGCCGTTGTGGCCGTTGATCGAACTGATCCCGCTGACCTGGTGGAACTCGTTCGAGATGTTGTAGTTGCCAGTCGGCGCTACGCCGGCCATGATCCACAGACCCGTAAGCGCGTACTGTTCCATGTGAATGTTGCGGAACAGGCAACCCGTCGCCGAGTGCATGAAAATGGCCGTATTCGCCATCGATCCATGTGCGCCAAGGCAATAAATCTTGAAGCCTTCCAGGTGCACGCTGTCGATCGCGCCTTTGATCGAGATGACGGTATCGACATACGGCACCGATCCGCCGTTATCGATCACCTGCAGCAGCGTGGGATTCGCGTACGCGCCCGCGCCGCCGCCGGTGCCGATCAGCTTCACGCCGTTTTTCGTCGATGGGGTCGAGCCCGCATCGCCGTTGCCAATCGAGATAGTGGACCCGACCGCATACGTTTTCCCACGCAGGCGAACCGTGCCGCCGTGATCAGGAAGCGCGGCAATAGCCGCGTTGATCGCGGGTGCGTCATCCGTCGCGCCGTCGCCTTTCGCACCGAACTGCTCAACATACCAGTCTGCGCCGGTGTTCAGCTTCCAGCGTCGGCCGAGTGCATCGACGATACATGAGCCTTTGTTATCCGTACTGGTCGTGTCCGATGCATCCACTTCGTATGGTCCACCGCCGCCGTCAAGCGGGTTGTAGTAGCCGGTCACAAAACAGGATTGGAATCGGGCATCGAGATTCGCGCGCAGTTTGGCGATGGAGGTGAAATTCTTGCGAAGGCTCCCGCCCCAAATCAGTTCGTCGTCGCCGACAGTTTGCTGCGCCGGCTTGCCGATCGACAGCGTTGTGCCGGTACGTACGTAGACGCGCGAAACACCGGTCGGGATGGGCGTTGGGAAACCAAGAGTCGTGCCGCTGAGCGTAAAGTCCAGTTGCGGCGTCGCATCCCAGTACACCCAGCAATTTGCACTGCTGATCGGCGCGCGAGAAAGTGTAAGGCTGGTCGACACGTCGGGAGTGAAGTCGGCGCCAGCCTTGAAGCCGGGATTTCCGTCCGAGCCTTTTTCGAAGCGCATATCGCCTGCGCCGATTTGCGCTGACGGCGGCACCATTTCCTGAAAGCCACTGGAGTCAAATCCAAGCAGCATCCCCGCTCGCTCGGTCGCGGGCGGCAGTGTGCCGTCGAGAGCAAATTCCGTTATCGGGTATTGAATTGCTCGCGTGTTGGCGGCGCCGATGTCCTGCAGCGCCATCCAGATTCTGTCGAAGTCAGCATTGACGGTGACCGCCAGCAGATCGCCGTTGTCCTGATAGTCGGTGTCGCGCTCGATCGAAATGTCGCGATAGATGATGATCTTGCTGCCTACGGCTGGCGCGGTTGAGAAGACCACAGAACCGCCGTTTGGCGAGCCGATACCGTTCACCGAAATTTGGGAGCCGATCGTCTGCAATCCACCATCGAGCAGAACCTTCAGGTCCGCGCTTTCGATAATGGCAAATGGGAAGGGAAACAGCGTCGTTACGCCGTTACCCACGGAAGAAATGATCGGGTCTTGAACTGGGACTGTCACGCGGCGGCCTCTCTTTATGGCGCGCCGCCGGGCGGCGCTACATTTCGAGCGTCACTTCATGAACGCCCGTTGATGGACGCCAATCGTGCGATGAGTCGCCTGTCGAATTCCCGACCAACTTGCCTATACGCACAGGTGTTTCGAGAATCGCGGAAGCGCCAGAGTCGATGAAATCGTCTGGCTGCGTCTTGATCAGTGGATTGAACTGCTTCATCTGGTCCCAGACCGGGCCGTCGAGCACGTCAACGTGCGCCCACAAGATGCCCGATCGCAGCGGCCCCTCGAGCCCGCCGAGGATCTTCTCGTTCTTATTGACGGTCGCCGTGCGCTCGAGCACGCCACACTGAAGCCGCCGCTGGCTGATGGCTTTTCGCAACAGTTGCGGCGCGAATGTCCCGACGCCGTTCGTTTCGACATAGATCTGCGGGATCGAGTAGCGCTCGATCAGGTCGCAAATCTGCATCACTTGGCCGCCAACGATCATCGCGTTGTTTTCGGAGAACACCGCGTACTCGCCGAGCATTGCTTGCGCGACATGCCAGTAATAATTTCCAGCCGCGTCATCGAGGATCAGCGACACAGCCGAGTCGTCGCCCCCAGCCTTGCCCGTAGCGCAGTCCCAATAGGCGCGAGCGCTGACAATGCGCGCCGCGCCAAGCATCATGCGCACTTCGCGATTCGCGCGCTCGACGACCGGCTGCACGTCGTACGGCCGCATCTTCTCCGGATCGAGACGCGACTCAGTGACGGGTTTCGAATGAAGCTGGTACTGGCTGTCCCACTCGTTGATCGTGCGCGTCTCGCGGCGCCGCTTTTCGAGTTCAGCCTTGGAGAAGCGCTCGGGCCACGCGCAGCCGGCATAGAAGTCAATCAGCGCGCCGGGCGGATGCGCGAACCAGACGCGGTTGCCTTCCTCGACAAAATAGTCGACGCCCTCCGACAGAAGGCGCGCAGGCTTGCCGATGCCCGAAAACACGTATTCAGGATGGAACGGCACCTGATAACGGTCGTCTGTCGCGTTATCGATCCGGTGCTCATGCTCGAACATGCGGATCGTCAGGCAGTCCGCGCCGAGCCGCTCCATTTCGTCGTATAGGGAATCGTGCGTATGCGGCGTGCCGATGTACAACTTGCGGCCGCCCGGCACCAGAATGTGCGTCTGTTCGCCGAGGCGATAGCGCAGCTTCTCGCGTGCCTCGGGCGTCTGGATGTTGCGCGGCACCTCGACGTCATCGTTCTGACATTCATCGGCGCGCGCGCTGGTCACGTTCGACAGAATGCCCTTCGCGTACATGCTGGCGTTCCGATGATCGGTCGCGCCGATCACCCACCATTGCTCTACGGTACCCTGATTGGGCGGCAGCAGGTCGAACGTCAGCGGGTGCCGGCGGATGACGTTCTGCGTGTCGCGGCTGGTCTTATAGGCAGTGCCATCAGCTTCGGACTGGTGGAGTATCCGATACGCCTGATTCTCGTAATAGCACCAGGCGTTATAGACCGCGAGGATCGTCGATTTACCGAAGCCGCGAAAGCAGCGCAGAACTGCGAGGTCGCCGCGGCTCTCCAGCCAGTGACACGCAATGATGTGCACATCCGGGACGGTCCAGCGCATGCGGTCCGCCCAGATTAGATAAAACGCGAGGAACGATGTTTTACGCCCCACCGGCTGCACGCTTCAGGAAGCCCGCTCGCGACGTGCCATCCTGAACCTTTTTGACCAGATCGGCCGCACGCTTCTCGGCGTCATGGATTTTCCGATCCATTTCACCGTCGCTGTACGGATCGCGCCCGAGCGCACCCTTATCGTTAGCGATCAGCTTCCGGGTCTCCATCGCCAGCATGACAGTTGCAGCGGCATTCTTCTTGCTCCAGTATCTATCGCCCCGCTCCTCCTTCGTCATGTGCTCACCGGCGGTGCCGACGCCGGGCCAGTTCGCCGGGTCCGCTTCGTCGAGATATACGTCGATCAAAGACTCTTCGAGCTGAGCAAGGCGCTCTGCCTGATCTGGCCTCATAGCGTGCACCCCACATGCAATTCACGTTTTGCGCTGACGTAGGCCTCATGGGCTTGCTCGGCAGTATCGAAACTGCCGAGCCGGATTACCTTCCCAGAAACGCGGATTTGTGAAGACCACTTGCCCCTCTTCTTATGGGCTCCAAGTAGTCCGGATGAGTTATCCGTATTCGCTTTGCGCAGATTCTGCTGATTCACCAGCCGTGACGCATCGCGCAGATTTTTGTATCGATTGTTAAGGCGATTGGTATCCCAGTGATCGACCAGCTTAGTCGGCCATTCACCCGTCATATAAAAGATCGCCAGTCTATGGGCGTAGTACTTTTTATAGTCGATACAGATCGTGCGGTAGCCGTGGCTCGCATCGACATGCCCAGCCTCTTCGCCAACCACCACTCTTTTGCGTGCCACGCGATGCGTGAAAACACCTGTATCAGGGTCGTAGTGCAGCAGATGCTTCAAGCGTTCGATCGTCAACATTATTGTGCCCCCGCCACTGTTGCGAGATTCGGCGCGCGCTGCGGCGACGTCGATCCCGGCTGCCACCAGTAATCGTTGCCGAACTCTTTGTTCGACTTGTTGATGTTCCGTTGCGTCACGCCCGGCGAAACGTTCTCGGCGAGATTGTCCCAGATCAGGCGGTTCATGACCGTGCGCCAATACCATAAATTCACAAGCGGTAAATTTGACTTTGCGACCTTCACCAGATCGGCGCCAACGTGCGTGTCCTTACCTTCGGATGCATCGGCCGCATTCTCCGCCAGCGCGTGCACAGGCTGAAAGATAGTCGATAGCACCGGGCCGCCGACCAGACTGGACAGCAGCGAGCCGTAGTCGTTGCTGGTTAGAGCTGCGTTCAACATGTCACCCGCAAAGCCCGCGCCGCCGCCGGTCGTGAAGGCGCGCGTCCAGAACGACGCTGCGTGCTTCAGGTCGCCGCCCACCGACTCCGGATCTTTGCCGGCCAGCAGATTCTTGATTTCCGTCGTGATGGCACCGATCAGCGTCGTGCTGACGATCAGCGCGGTACCGTATGCCAGCGGGTTAGCGAGTGCCGGTGCGCCGTCGACCTTGAAATCTCCCGAGCGGCGCATTTCCGACAGTCGCCCCCAGTGGCGCGTGATCATCGCGATTGGGAAGCTCTTGAACTGCATGAACGTCTTCTGCAGCTCGCCCTTCCACGTGCCCGAGTTGCCCGACGCAATCACCTTCGTCGTCAGGTCGGGATTCAGCACGGCGAACTCGCCTTCCTCGCGAATCATGCCGAGCAGCTTCGGCGCGATGTTCGACGCGTCGGCGTGGCCCGTCTCATAGATCGAGTCTGGCGTCAGATATTGATTGCTGCCGAACTTACTCGGTTCGGCTTTGTTGACCACATCCCAATCGCCATTCGTGATTCCCCCGCGCGTCAGCGCGCGCCGGTCCCACTCGGTCAGGTCTGCCCAAGGCGTCTTCGAGATCTCGGCGAGGCCGCGCATCATGTTGGCCTGGAAGCCGGTCCGAAGCGCATCCGTCCAGCCGGTCACGCCGCCGAACTTCATCGTCGCCGCCGAAAGGTTTTTCGCCCAGTCAGTCGCGAGATTGTCTTGCCCCCAGCGCGTCATGCCGTGCTCGAGGTTTTCAGCGATCAGCCCTTGCGACGACAACCACGAACGCAGATCTTTCGAGCCCGGCGCCATCAGGCGCGCTGCGGTGCCCAGTGTGCGGAAGAATGGCACCTTGTTGTAGTTCGCTGTCACGAACATGGTGCCGACGTCGCCCAGCGCGGCGAGAAGCGTGCCCTGCAGCTTGATCGCACCGACCGTTGTCCGGACAGTCTGGAAATTGCGCGCGAGCTCCGGATCGATCGGTGTGTTCGTGTTTCCGTTGACGTAGTCCCAATAGGCACCGATCGACGTCGGGCCTTTCTCGAGGATACGCACCGGCGTGCCGTCGTGCTCGGCCGTGCGGTCGATCTGCGCCATGATGTTGCGCGTAGGATTCGGGCCGTACCGCTCGACCAGCGCGATGTTCTTCGCCATGCCGGTGACGTGATCGTTCAAGGCATTCAGCAGCGAACCCTCGCCATAGGCGCGGTTGTAATCCATGTGCGCGTCGGCGTCGACGAAGTGTAGAAAGCGATGTTCGGAGTTAGCGTTAGCGCGGGCGCCGACCGCGCCGCGGACGGTCGTGATCTCGCGCGGTGACGTGCCGGCGATTTCGTCCCAGATGCCGGGTGCGCGTTTCTTGACGTCTTTCCCCTTCGCGGCAATGTTCGCTTCCTGCCACGGACCGCGCGCCTCGCCAGTCAGCATCTGGCGCACCTCGCCATCAGTCATTACGTCGCCGTTGTCGTTCAGATACTTCGAGCGATCGAGCAACGGCAGCACGAAATCAGCCCACGCGCGGCGCTGCACGTCCGAGCCATTGCCGAGCACCTTCGATTGACTGTGCCGGATCGGCACGTAGCCATAGCCCACGTCGCCGACATTGCCGCCGGATGCGTTGAAGCGCTTGCGCATCGCCTCGTTTGTCTTGCTGATCTGCTCCGCCGCGGCCTTCGCCACGTCGTTACCTGTCGAACCGTCCGCCTTCTTGTAGATCTCGCGAATGATGTCGCGCTCCATTGCGGGATTGTCGACGTCGAATGCACGCGCGAGGAAGTTCTGACCTTCCTTCATCGCGTCAATCGCGCCCATCGTCTGGCGCATGTAGTCGGCCTTGATCGCGCCGGACATGACGTAAGCCTGCTCGATGTCGTGTTTGACGACCTTCTGGCGCGCATTTTTGGAGTGAGCTTTTTCGGGCTCTGCGTAAAGCGCGTCCTCGATCCGGTTTTGCGTTTCGAGTTGCTTCGACACCTGCAACAGCTTGCGCTGCTTCGCGAGTTCCGCTTCCTGAATCAGTTGCTTCGATGCCCACTCAGCCCCGGCAGCGACGCGCTCATTGACGGACATGCCGCGCCAGGCGTCGATGTCTTTGTTCGCGACAGAACGCATCCCGGCGCGTACGCGATCCTCGATGTGGTCGAGTTCAGCCTTGGTCAGCGGCTTGCGGCCAGCGGCCTCGCGAACCTGCTGCACCGCATTTGCGCATTTGTCATGCATTTCAGAACCCCGTTGCAATGAAGCAGTTCGCCGCGACGCTGAATAGCTTTGCGTCGTCCACTGTGGCGGCATGCTCGTTGTCGATGATCTCGAGCGCCGACGCGAGCGTGCCGTTATGCTCGGCCGCGTTCGGGTCAGACGAGTCCAGATGAACCGGCGTTTCCGGTGCCAGCTGCGCAGCCTCGCGCACGTTGGACTCCACGGGGCTCAGTTGCTTGCCTTCGCCACCTGGACCGCCTACAATTTCATTGCCGGTCCCGCGGCTAGCTGTGTCATCCGCGGGTTTCACAGAGGCGGTGTCTATACTAGCGTCTCTGCCGGCCTTCTTCTCATAGGCAGTAAGCAGCCACTTCTTTTCCGCCCCCTTCCAGTTCAAGCTCACCATCGCAACGCCGTTGTCGTCGCTCAGGCGAACGCGATTCGAGCCAGAGCCAGCATCATCGCGGCGCAATCTCGACAGAAACCCCTGCAGATCATCCATCACTTCGGGATGCTTCTGCGCGATCTTGGCGAGGCCGAAGCCCGGGTTTCTACCTTCGGGCGGCTTGCCGTAGACCAGATCGATATCGCCAATGTCCGGATGGCTCAGCGCCGCGGTGGCCTCGCCCGTCTGATCAGCCATCAGGCGTGAAACGGCGCCCTGCGCATCGCCGCGGAAGTTATCGTGCACAGGCCCAAAGGCGTTCGGCTCAAGCTCTGATCTGGATTGTTCGCCGCCGCCTACGGCAGCGTCGCCGACATCGCGTTCGAACGCCTGATACGCCGCGCGACTCGTCGCATCCGCCGGGATACCATCGGTGATGTCAGGAAACGCGCCGGTGCTCATCTGGTTCGCCGCCAGCTCGAATGCGTCCTGATGCGCGCTCATTCCCGCAACGTCCGTCTCCGGCAGAATGTTTGCGTCGTCAACCATGTTCTGGCCGTGCGACACCAGCGCGGCGTCGACCTGGTCGGGCGTCGCATTGAACTTCACGCTGTTGATCTGCTGCGTGGCCGCGAACCGGTCGTACTTGCGCAGATACTTGATCGTCTCAGGATCGGTCGGCGCGCCGCCGGCGTGCACAGCCTCGGCCTGCTTCACGCCGCCGTTGTATTCCGTGATCGCCGCACGCACATCGCCGTCGTAACGCTGCAGCAGATCCTTCGCATACGCTGCGGCCGCATCGATCGAGTTGACTGGGTCGGTAGGATCGCCCTTGCCGAATTGCGCGAATGTCGGGTCGGTGAACTGCATGACACCCTTCGCGCCCTTCGGGCTCACCTGATTGCTGTTCGACTGCTCGCCCTTGTTCTTGATGAACAGCAGCATTTCGGGCGGCACGCCGGCAGCCTGCGCGGCCTGTGTCGCGTACGCGTCGAGCTGCGGCGCGTTGTACCGCAAAGCCTTGCGCGTATCGACAGGCAAATCAGTGAGCGGCACGTCGACGGGCGCGGTCTTCGGCGCGGCCGCCGCTGCATCAGTTGCCGCACCAGCCTTCGCCGAGCGCGCCATGCCGACCGCGTGCGCGCCGGCGAACATGCCAGCAACCAGCGTTGACGCGGCAAGGCTCGTCGGGTCTAGCGGGTCAATCTGATCGGCAAGGTGGTCGTAGTTCGAGTTGCGCAGAATTGCCTTCTCGGCGACGCCCTGCGCGATGTTCATGCCGGGACCGCCAACGGCCACCAGACCAGCCGTTCTGGCGAGTGTCGACCCAGCAACCGGAAGCACGGCGCCGACGCCACTGAGCGAACCTTCGACCGCGCCGACAGCGGTACGCGTGCCGACATCTACGCCCTGGCGCTTCAGGTCTTCCGACCGCGCCAAGCCGATCGACGCGCCTCCGGCCACCGCGCCGCCGACAGGACCGAACAGCAGCGTCGACGGGACGAGTTGCGTGAGGCCACTCACGGCGCCCTGCACAATCTGATCGGTCGCGGTGGTCTTCGTCGGGTCAGGCTTCAGCGTGTCGGCCAGGTCATACGCCGAGGTGCCGAGCTTCGATTCGAATAAATGGCCGGCCTGCTGCTTCGCGATCGCGTCATTGATCTGCTTGTCGGCGTCGGCCTGCGCGTTCGGGTTCAGTGCGAGCGTGTCAGGATCAACGAAGATCTGCGATGCGCCAGCGACAGTGTCAGACAGGCCGCCGCCGAACTGCAGCGTACCCTGACCGAAGCCGCGGCCCACCGCGCGAGCGATCGAACTGATAGACGTCGACGGCGCGGTCTGAGGCGCCGGCACATTCACCTGATTCGAGCCAGCCAGGTACTGGTTCGTCGATTCCGCGTAGAGGTCATCAATCGGCATGGTGGCCTCAGAACGGGTTATTGATCGTGTCGGGCGTCGATGCAGCGGCGGCCGACGCAGCAGGCTTGGCTTTCTGCCCGAGCGAAAGGTGAACTGTTACGGGAGCACCAGTGGAGTCCTGAACGAACTTCGAACCGGTCGCAACCGCGTACGTCCCGCGCACGCCGACTCGCACCAGCTGATAGCTGGGGAACTTCGACATGAAGTCGTTCACCGGGATCGGCTTTCCGTTGGCGTAGACCGTGTCGATCGGCTTGCCGCCGACCATGTTCTCGATGTTGCTGGCGTCCGCGCTCTTGACGCTCGACTGGAAATCGCTCTCTTTCCAGCCGTATGGCATCGCCACCCGATTCGGGTTGCCGTTGTAGCGGGTGCCGCCGGTGTTGGATATGCCGCCCGTCGCTGCGTCAATGCCGTTCTGGATGTCAGTGCTGTTCGGAGTCGTGCGACCGTTGCGCGCGGCGCTGCCGATCGCGATGTAATAGGCGCTTTCCTTGGCGTCCGTCGCCTGATCCGGCGGCATCGCGCCGTCGATCGCGCTGGCGATCTTCGAGTGCATGCCGGTACCGGCCATTTCGTCGACCTTGACAGTCTTGTCCGTGATCGCCTGCTGGCCGGAGAGGATGAACGCGCCGACCGGCTGGCCGGTGATCGTCGTCAGCGGCGAGCCGTTGCCGCCGGCGGCGCCCGCCTTCAGCGCGAGCGCGACGGCCGGGTTCTTTTCTTCCCACTGCTTGGCCAGATCATTGATGCGCGGGCCTTGCCCAAACGCACCGCCGATGCCATTGAGCATCTGGGCCTGAGCATCTACGGGAAGTGCCGTGACGGTCTTCAGGACGTTCTGAGCCTCATCCGGAGTGAGCAGCGAGACCTGACGGCCAGCAGCCTGATCGACGATGCCTGCCGCTTTGCTACGCGCGGCGAGCGATGCGGTAAGCGCTGGGATGCTCGAGGTATCGATCGGCGGCATGGCCTGAATCACGCCTCGATCGAGCGCGGCGTTCCACGGGTCTTTCTGATACGCCTCGACGCTCGCGGTGTAGATCTGCTGCCGCTGCTTCACCGCTGCCGCGATCGCCGGATCAGTGCCGACGCCGGGCGTGTTCGCCGCAGCCTGGTCGGCCTGAATTGCGGTGCGCATCTGCGGAATGGGCAGCGTCGAGAAGCCCGCGTTCTTCGCGCTTCCTGCAATCAGTTCCTGCGTCTGGCCGGCAAGCGAGGTGCCGGCCGTCGTTTCGGTGAGTTGCTTGATGTATGCCGGGCTGAACTGCTTGCCCTGATTCATCAGGTCGAGGCCTTGATTGAATGCGCTAGCGGCCTGCGTCTCGCGGGCCTGCGCCGCGGCGTCCGTCTGGTTCTGCATAGCGAGGCTTTGCGACACCGCCGTCGACAGCACGCGATTGCGCGCGTTCGCGTCGAGCTTGCCAGCATAGAACCCGTCCGGCGAAGTCAGGTCGGCCTGCAGTTTTTGAAGCGCTGGGAGGTCGCCATTCGCTCGAGCAGCGATGACGGCGCCCTCTGCGTGGGCCGCATACTGGTTGTCCGCCCAGTCCTGCGCGACCTTGTCGGCGGTCGGCTTCGGGATGCCTGCCGCGGCGGCCGCACTGAGATATGCGGAGCGCGTGCTCGCGACAGTCGAATCGATCGTGGCCGGCGCGACGGCGATGCTTTTTCCCGCCGTGTCGAGCAATGAATTGGCGTTCGCGGCAATCTGCTGCTGCGAGTTCTTCGTCAGCGCTTCCTGAGTGCCGAGTTGGACCGTGCGATTGACCCCTTGCGCCTGGATGCTCGCAACGTTTTTGTAGTGGTTGTCAGGCAGCGCACCAATAGTTGAGTCGAACGACTGCTTCTGCGCGTCCGTGACAGCAGCCTGATAGCCTGTCTGGTCGAGCTCACCGCTTTGAAGCTTCGTGCCGGCGTCGTGCATCGCCAACTGCATGTTGGTCGCGTGCTGCTGATAGGCAGTCGCCGCGGCCGTCCGCTGCAGATCGTCGTTGATCTTTGCCTGTTGCGTCGCGAGCGTGTTGCCGAGTTGCTCGAGAGACGCGCCAACGCCCTGCTTGGCTTGCGCCGAAAGAGCGCCGAAGTCCGCCGCACTGGTCTGCACCTGTTGCGCCGGTTGGCTTATCGTGTCGCCCTGATTGCCGAGTGGGATGCGCGCCATGTCTTAACCGTAGTCGGAAGGATTGTCGAAGGATGTGTCGGCGCTGCCGCTCGAGCTGCTCGAGCCGCCCGATGTCTTCCAGCCGCTGGCCTGACTCGCGCCACCCAACGCGCCAAGCGCCGACTTGGCCAAGCCCATCCGGCCCGCCTTGATGGCATCAGCGGCGCCCTGGCGCTCATAAAACGCCTGCAGCCTCTGATTCGAAGCACGCGAATCAGAATTGAGAATCGTGTTCAGGGCGTCCTGCTCGGTGTTCTGCGTGATCTTCTCGCGCACATCGTTCGCCGTGCCCTGGCTAACGTCGACGCCTGACGCCGCGATCGCGGCGTTTGCCTGCCCGATGTTTGACGCGCCCTGCGTACGAATGCGCCGCGCAGCCTGATATCCCGCCGATTGCGTCATATCCGCCGTCTGATCGTCCTGATTGGCCTGCATGGTGAGTTGCTGGGCCTGCGCGTCGGCCTGCTGTTTCTGCCCTTGCGCGTTCACCACTGCCCCGCCAGCCTGCGCAACGAGTGCGAGCCATGCCATGAGTCACCCCTGATTCGAAAGCGCCGTGCCGACCCGATTCAGGCCGAGCAATCCATAAAGCGCGACCGTGCGCTCCTCGTCGATGCCTGACGTGACGCCGATGTTCACGTTCACCCGCGGTCCGAGGCTGTTCGCCCATTCAACGTAAGCGCGCATGAGCGAGAAGCCAGCGAACGTGCCGCGGTGTTCAGGCCACACGAAAACGCCGTAGTCGTACGTGAGCGGAAGATCCGAGAACCAGTCCTGCGACTTCCCGCAAGCCATAGCGCCGACGAGTTCGCCATTGCGCTCGTTGACGAAGATCGCGCCGGCGCCGTCGATCAACGCGGTGAAAAGCGTGAACACCTTTTGCTCGACGAATCCGAACGACGCAAAGCGGCCCTCCGCGACCAGCGCGCGCGCCATGCGCAGAAGCGACGGCATGTCTTCGTGTGTGGCGAGTCGGATCATGGTCTAGCCGTTATTAACGGTGAATTGACGGATCAGCGCCAGCACGTGCCACTTGTACGGCTGATCCTGAACGATCGTGATCTCGGACGAGTCGTCCCAGCCGAAATCGGAAATGTCTTTGTCGCCGGTGAAAAGCAACGGCGGCTGGTCGAGCACGTCGCTGCCGAACTGACGGAACGCGATCGGCTGGCCATTGACCACGGCGCGAGTCGAATCGAGCATGCGCAGAATGACCCTGCCCGTACGCTGCTGATTGCCCTGCGAAGTGCCGAGGCCGCCTGATACATTCGGCGTCAGCGCGACAATCGTCGAGTCGTAGTGCAAGCCCACCTCAATGGAAGTCGCGGTGCGCGGCAGCGTGATCGTGCCGCCGGTGACAGTCATCTGCCCCATGTAGACGCCATCTGCCTTCACATCGCAATTCTTCCCCTCGAGCGATCCGAACCCGGTCCATACGTTTGACGGCGCGCTGTTCGTGCCGAGAATCGCGGCGTCGGTCATGACTTCCGGGTCGAACTGCTCGACGTACTGGACAGTCACGCCATTGACCGTGCGCTGTACCACGACGAAAACAATGTCCGAGTCGTCGCCGGGTATCACGCAAACAGATTTGTAAAGCCCGTCTGTCGTATGCCGCGCAAAGCCGCAGACGTTGTCGTCGCGGTCGTACGTCATAGACACCAGCACGCCGTCGCTGCGCACCATCCAAACCACTGGATTCGGCTCAGCCTGGAACGCCATGTCGACAACGCCCGGCCCGGTGATGTGTGCGGCTAGCCGCGTCAGGTTCTGCGAGCGAAACGAATCGGTGTTGAAGTCGTACGCCATCGACCGGATTTTCTTGCCGGCGCGTTGCGCGTAGATCAGTTCATTGGCGACGCGCACCGGGCGCGCGGAGGCGCAACCGAAAATCGACTGGCTGCGAACGTTGATGTTCGTCGGCGTCACGCTGCTGGCAGCGCCGCCATCGACGGTGAATTCTTCGCCCTGGGTCAAAATCGTCAGGATCTTCGACGAGGCCAGATGCTGGATTTCGTTGACCTGGTCGGACGCCGCTGAATACGAGAACGCGTCATCGTCGTCGGTGCCAGGCGTGAAGTCGAAATAAAGGCCCGTGCTGCTGCCCCATATCGTTTCGGGAAAGCTGGTCGAGCCGGCTGCATACAGACGCTGCTGGTAGAGGCTCACAGCGCGCGGGTAGCCGTCAACGGCATTCCAGACGAACGACTTCAGCGACCAGCTGTTCGCGGGCGCAGTAATGGTCGCAGTAAGTTCCTTAACGATGCGTCCGAGCGCCGACGATCCGTTCTGCACCTCGGTGATTTCGACAAGGCCGCCATTGATCGCGACAAAACTTCCGACGTCGCTGGGCCGCCATGCATCGCCAGCGCCGTACGCATACATCGTCCCAACTGTGCTGCCAGCCAGAAGGCTGCCATTGAATGTGAACGTGATAGATGTAGGGCTCGGGACCGTCGCGACTGCATACGTTCCGTCCAGACCAGCAGACTCAAAGCCTGAAAGAACGAACGTTTCGCCGACGATCAGACCGTGAGGATCGACCGTCGCAATGGTCATGGTCGTGCTGACCAGCGAAACCGTGGCCACGGCGATCGGCGGTCCGTCAACGACAAGACGAATACCGCCATCAACTGGCGACTTGTTCGACGGCGATACCGGCGCCATGGGCGACTGATCGATCTTCCAGGCATTAGGCGCCCAGTCGGCCGAGCTGAAAGCAGACGTCACCGTGTAGGTGGCTTGCGCCGGATTGCTGATGCCGGTGATCAGCCCAATGCCCTGCGTGGTTACGATGTTTCGCCCGACATCTGCAGGATGGAACACGCTGGTGGATGCCGACGCAACACCAGTGCCCGCTCCAGAAGTCAACGACAGATGCAATGTCGCCTGCGGTCGCGTGCCAATCTCGTCGATCGGAGCGGGATCGAAAGGAGCATCATCGATAGACCATGCATTCTGCAGAATCCGAACGAGCCGCTTCATCGGCGCAGCCGATTGCGCCATGAACATCGTGTCGCTGCCCTGCGCGAACTCGATCGAGAAAACTTCGTCTGCTGTCCAAGGCGACGGCACCTCGAGCGGCACGCCGGCATTCACCAGTTGCCCATCTGGGGAAAAGAAACGCACGTAAGAATCGCCCAGCTCGAGCACGTACGCCTGCGACTTGTTGAACACGAACGGGATAAGCCGCGTCATGCCGGTCGTCTTCGTGGGTGCCAGTAGCCGCGATCCGTCGCGGCGCTTAGCTCCGCCCGACACCTGCGGCACAACGTTCAATTCGACCTTCGCGCCGTTCTGATAGCGGTCGAGGTCGATGTGTCCAGCCAGATCCGGCGACAACTCGCCAGCATTGAAACTGGTCTGGATGAGCGTGAGCTTTGCCATGGCTTACCGGCCCGGCGCGCGGCTATAGCTGGACATGCGCCCGGCGATCAGAGGGAAGTCGCCAAGCGTTTCCTCGTCGTCGTCCTGGCCGTTGACGGCTTTCGCCTGCTTGAATGTATTGATGAACTGGGCCTGCATCGATTGCTGCATCGACGCGCTTTGCGTGATCGGATACGCGAGCGCGGCAGTCATTGCTGCGGTGACGACGTCGACCAGCGCCGGATCCCACGACTGTTCGTTCGTGTTGCGGTAGATGTAGACGAGCTGCAGCGCGGTCACATTCGCGAGGATGCGCTGGCCTTCGATCGTGTATTTCAGCGGGCATCCAAGCTGGCCGATCTGGATCGACCTGAGCCAGTCGTCCGGCAACTGGAACTGGTAGAGGTAATCGAACGCGGGTGCGTCCGTCGACGGAGCGAGCACCACGCGCTTGGTCGCGCAATTCCACGGATGAGAACGCAGAATGGCGTCACGCGTTTCAGGGTAGAGATTCGAGCATGCCGTGGCGCGCTTCGACGGGTCCGTGAACGACGAAATCGGCGAATCGCCGAGTCGGATCAATGCATTCGAACAAATCGATACGCTGCTAGTCATCGCCTCGCCTCAAACAAAAATGCCGGGAGCGCGAACTCCCGGCATGACCTCAAACACCTAGCCGGGCAATTCGCCCGTTAGTCGATCACGTAGTCGACGGTCACCGAGATCGCCTGACCGGGACTCACCGGCGTTACTGCGCCGGCGATCGTGCCGTACACGTCCACCTCTTGTTGCGTCACGTACGACAGGCCGTTCTTCGTCAGATTGCCCGTGGCGATCGTGTCGGTTTTCTGCGCCGAGGCGATCGACGTCGCAGCAGCCAAGCCGGCCGCATCGATGACGGTTTTGTCAGACGCCTTGCGAAGGCCGAGCGCGAGCGTCGAGCTCGCCGTGCCTGCTGCGGTGTTCAGCCAGCAACCGGTAATGCGAGCGCCGGTCGGAATACGACCGAAGTAGATCGTGTCGCCGATCTGGCCGGAGATCGAAGTGATCGTGCCGAACATGATCCGCGAACGGCCATTGCGCTCGTTCGGTTGAAGCTTGGACGGCGGGCTCGCGAGAACTTTCGCCATCTGTACCGAGTTTGCTTCTGCCATGATGTGTGCTCCTGAATCTGTGTTTAGACGGACAGGGGAAGCGGTGTTACGCCGCTCCCCACATCACGATCAGAACTGGTAGTCGATGGTGACGACCTTGTTTTCCTGGATTCGGCCAGCGCCGTACGACTCCTGGATGTAGATCTGCGTCGCATTCTTCTTGTCGCGGCGCGGCCCGATGTCGACAACGCGGTTCATACCCGTGCCGAACTGGATGCCGGTCTTCGTGTACGCCACCGTGGTCTTCACCGTGCTGACCGTCTTCAAGGCTTCGTACGGAATCCAGTTAAAGCCCAGCCACTTGCCGGACAGCTTGCCGTCCTGCAGCATCTGAACGGCCATGAAGTCGGCCGACGTCAGCGTGGTGTCGCTCAGGATGTCCTCGAGCATTTCGGCGTCGTACAGCATGTACAGTTCTTCGCCGTTCTGTTCGTCGGCCTCGGCCTTGCGGAACAGCTTCTTGGCCGTGATCAGCTTGGCCTTCGTCATGCCGGTGCCACCGTCGACGATCTTCTGCGAGGAAGGCAGCGCGACCGTGCCGTAAGGCGTCGCCTCAGCCGCACGCGTGATCGACGCAGCCAGCGCTGCGTTGTAGATCACAGCGTCTTTCGCGCGATTCATTGCGGCCACGCCGTTCTGCGTGTAGGTGCCGCCCGGGTTCGCCTTGAGCTTCGGCACGTCGAACGTGTCGACCGGCGTTGCCCAGTCCCAGTCACCCATCATGATCACGCGCGTATCGTTCGCGTTGTCCGACCATTCGGTGTCGCCGAGACGGCTGGTCACCTGGTTGGCCTGGGTCGCGGCGATGTTGTTCGCGGTGAACGAGGTGCCAGTCACGCCACCAACATCGGTGACGGTCGATTGAAGTCGCGAGTCTTTTTGCTGCGCGACCATCATGTACGTGTCCGCAAACTGCTGGACAAATGCGGCGGTGATGCTGTCGTTGACTGCCGTGTTCATGGAATGGCTCCCAAAAGGTTCGATGTGTTCTTGTCGCCTTCCAGGGTGTCCGTTACCGGGCCTGTAATACGGCATCACGTCGGCGAACGCGATGCATCGGGCTTGTCGGGTGTCCGCACGCCACTGCGGGCCGAATGAGCACGATCTTCTTGCAGGGGAACTGTCGGAATCCCGACCAAATGAGCGTTAACAAAAAAGCCCCGCCGAAGCGGGGCAAACGGGGGTGCAGCGAGGAGACCTTGTTATGCGACTGGCGCGTTGCCGTACTTGCGTGCGTAGTACGCATCGACCTTCGCGCGAGTTGCTTTGTGATCAGCGTGCTTCGGGTTCGTGTTGGCTTCAGAGATAAGCAGCTTCTGGATGTCGGACTCGCTCGCGAAACCGGTTGGCGAACCGCCCTCCACGGGCACGTCTTCGCCGAACTCGGGACCAATCGCAGCCATGAGTTTGATGAACGTCGGGTTGTTCGCGAGACCCGACTTTTCCAGATCGTCGAACTTCATCCCGGCCGCATTGGCAATGGCATTGCCAGCAGCATATGAGAGCTTGACGTTCTGCTTGAACGCCTCAGCATCGGGCCACATCTTATGCAACTCTGCGGTTGCAGACTCGGTGTTGAACGCTACACCACCGGCGACGAGCTGCGGCACCAGTTCGAAATAGCGCGACATTACGCCGTCGAACTGCTTCTGCGACAGGCCCAAGCCGTGCATGTCCGTGCGGAACTGCTTGAACATGTCGTCGTTGCCGATGTCGCCCATCGCTTCTTTCAGCGTATCGGGCACGACAACGGCGTATTCCTCGGCGGACTTCGGTGCGGCGCCCCCATCGCCGAAGCGCTTGGACAGTTCGCCATAGCCGCCGGCCAGCTTCTGAGCCGAAGCGGCGACGTCAACAGCGCCATCGGCGCCGTTCACTCGATATTTTTCGGGGATCCAGTCAAAATTCGTACCGCTTCCTGACGGGTCAGCGGCTGCAGCACCAACTGCGAGGGCCGATCCTGCTGCAGCAGCAGCGCCTGCAGCCGGGTCCACGCCTCCCGCTCCCGCTGCCGCGACTCCTGAACCAGCCGCGCCAGCTGCGCCTCCGGCGACGCTT